TTCGGATATGTTGGAATGCATATGGCGGATGATTTCCTTACTCCACGAGCAAGAATTATTGATGCTCAAATTGCCGATGCACAGACCACGTCAGAAGATACCATGCTCCTTAGAATACGTGAGGCTGTTGAAGCTTTTTCGGATGTCGCCAAGATCTTCAATTTCTCCTATAATGCCGATGTCTCTATCGAAGAAAACGAGGAAATGAGTATCCTTGGATGCGAGTTCGATCTACTGAGTCGAAAACATGGTATTCGTTTTGTCATCTCGACAGGCAACCATAAATTGTATCAGACACAAGACAGTTTAAGAGACATTATCAGCGAAGACCAATCACGGCTTGCTTCACCAGCTGATGCAATGCTGGGAATTGCCGTAGGTGCTGTCGTAGGCGTTGATCATCAAGGGAGCCTAAGCATGCAAAATGAAATCGCTCCCTACTCACGTCGTGGTCCTGGTTTCTATGGATTTTATAAGCCTGACCTTGTTGCCTATGGGGCTACACAGTTTAAAAATGATATGATTCCGCCAGATCCATATGCGCTATGCTTGTCTCATACTGGCTTCTGTACAGCAGCCGGAACCAGTTTTACTGCGCCGACAGTTGCTGGAGATTTGGCTCAAGTTTTAACAGTTGTCCCGAATAACGACATCGGTCTTGCACAGGCGCTTCTTTATAACGGTGTCCTTCCTCTGTATGATCGAACTGCAATCGAGCAAGATGAAATCGATCTTGCGGGCAACCTATACGGCAGAGGTCTTTCTTCGCCGGAAAACAGCATGTTTTCCTCTGAAGATAAAGTAACCTTTTTGAATAGCGGCACCATGAATCGTCTGACGAAGAAACGAGTCAAATTCCATATTCCTTCTGCCATTGCGGATCTTAAGCTCAAACGTGGCGAAAAGAAACTCCGTGTCACTGTTACCTGCATTGCCCAGCCCCCGGTTGACAGGACAAAAGGGAGCGAATACTCTGCGGCGTATATCTCTGCCTCTATCCACAGATTGAACTCTAATGGAAACATTGTGGTTGATAACCCCTCTGTCAGTGACAATCGAAACAAATGGGATACCTGCTATCACTTCAGTAATGAGTTTTCGAGTTTCGATTCCGGTAGTTGGGAAGTATGGCTTGAACTATTCACTCGGTGGGGCATTGAAGACGACGAAGAAATACCCTACTCCCTCGTGATTACGGTAGAAGATCTTACCGCAGCGGGAAATCTGTACACTGAAACCGTCAGAGAATCTGCAGGAAGATTTACACCAGTACAGCCAGTTAGAATTACAATCAGGTAAAATCAGAACAACGAAAAGAGCCAACTGCGATCCGTGTTGTCAGATTGCAATTGGCTCTTTTTTCATTTCCTCTTGCTGATAATGTAGTCAATGAATTTCTTAACTTCAGCCAGTTCCTCTTCTGTCAGATCGGCTGGGATTGGCTGATCACTTCTTGATGCTACAAACTCCCGGCCCTTCTCGATATAGTAATCGTCGAGGATTCCGGCTGCCTGCAGCAGCTCTTCAAAGGGTACTCCTAATGCCTTGGCTATCTCCTTAAGAACGCTGGGAGACGGTTCTTTCCTTTTCCCGGATTCCAACCGAGAAATCTCCGCGTTACTAATATTGGAAGCGGTGGCGAGATCCCTTTGAGACCATCCTTTTTCCTTGCGCTTTGCAGCAATGTACTCACCTAAGCTCATGTGTCGCACCTCCTCCTGGTCATATAATACCACGTCTGCTACCAAAAAGCAACACTTTTCTCGAAATAATTGACAATGGGTAACAGCAGTGCTATAATGTGTTTGTTACCGAATGGGAACACAAGATCTGGATAGGGCCACTGCGCCTATATTTTTTGATCGGACTGTTACCAAACGGGAACAGTCTATCAGAAAGGAGGACGCCGTTATCGATAGCGACCTGAGAGAAGTCCGAAGCAGCAAGAACCACCTGCTGTGTAAGGCAAACGACGAAACCGGCGATGTAGAGACCGAAGGCCCCCATAAAATGGCCTACCGCTTCAACATCCCCATTGGTGGTTCATTCACCGTCACGCGGGGAAGCATTATCTCCAAAGTGACACGCACCGCTACGGGATTCATCGTAGCCGACCGACCTGCCGCGTAGGGCAAATCAAGAACACCATAAACCAGAAGTCCGCAGAGCTGCACCGACGGCCTTGGATTTAGCCTCATCCCGATGATGGGATGGCTATTTCCTTGGCCGTCTGCTTGTCTCTCCGGACATCAATCGGCTCCTGCGGATTTCGCACGAAAACCAAAGGAGTCGATTTTTATGAGTAAATCTGAGAACAACAATCGTATCTATGACAAGAACCTGAAGACATGGTTCGAAGTACCCGCCGACTATTATAAAGAGTATGACCGTGAGCGCACTGCCTTCCGAAAACGGATGCAGGACCACGGACGTTGCTGCTGCCCCCGGAGTAAATGGTGGCTCTGTGACATGATGTGTGAGGACTGCGAATATCGCCGCGCCGGTGATCTGCTTTCCCTCGATGCCCCGGAAGGTGATGGCAGCGTCACTATGCTGGATCAGCAGGAAGCACATGGTCCCCGGATGGAAGACGTGATTGCCGACCGCGATCTTCTGGCCCGTCTTATCAAACGGCTCCGGGAGCTTGATCCTGACGCTGACACCATCCTCGCCCTGTGGCAGGAGGATTTCACGATGTCAGACCGAGCGATGGCGAAAGCGCTGGGCCGTCCGCAACGGACCTTCGCGGATCAAATGAAAAGGTACCGCACCGAACTGCGGAAGATTCGTGGCTGCTAATATAATGTAAGACCCTCTTCTGGCTGCCAATCCACGGTAGCCAGAAGTTTTTTCACTTTTTTTGATTTTCCTCCGCTCAAATCCGCCGCCCATCTCCAGAGGAAAGTGTAAGGCAACGACACCGGCCTTTCAGAAACGGAGGTGAGACGAGATGGACCACAGCAATCGCAGAGACAGCAACATCGCGTTCGAAGAAATTCTGGTGCTCAACGCGATCAGCCTCGTATCCGCCCGCATGGCGAGAAGGCTGGCTGCCCTTGCCAAACAACGACAATCCGAGGAAGGAGGAAAACCATTCAATGAGCAGAGTAAACACTATGGCTCAAACCATCGAAGAGCTTCGCGATGCAGCTGCCGCTATTAACAGCGTAGCAGACTGGTTGTTTCAGCAGTTAGCCAATACCGACGATGAAGCGAAAGCTGAAGAAAAGCTCGTGATCACTCTGGAGCAGGTTCGGGCAGTACTGGCGGATAAGTCCCGAGCTGGGCACACCGCCGCCATCCGGGATCTCCTGCAGAAGTACGGTGCATCCAAGCTGTCGCAGGTCGATCCCAAGAACTATGAAGCCCTTTTGAGGGATGCGGAGGTGCTGGACAATGCCACCTAACGGACATGCGCTTCTTTCCGCTTCATCTTCAGAGCGATGGCTCCACTGCCCGCCATCTGCACGGCTCTGCGAGTCCTATGCGGATAAGGGCAGTGATTACGCCGCTGAGGGCACGGACGCCCACGCACTCTGTGAGTACAAGCTTCGGAAGGCGCTGGGCATGGAAGCCGAGGACCCCACCGAGAACCTCAGCTGGTTCAATCAGGAGATGGATGACTGTGCCACTGGCTACGCCGCCTTTATCCTCGAACTGGTAGAGGCCGCCAAGGAAACCTGTGCGGACCCAGTCGTCCTGATCGAACAGCGGGTGGACTTCTCCTGCTGGGTGGAACAGGGTTTCGGAACATCTGACGCAATTCTGATTGCAGACGGCATGATGCATGTTATCGATTACAAGCACGGTCTCGGCGTTCTGGTTTCAGCGGAGGATAATCCGCAGATGAAATTGTACGCTCTTGGCGCTCTGGAAATCTTTGATGCCCTCTACGAGATTGACACCGTTGTCATGACGATCTACCAGCCCCGACGCCAGAACGTCAGCACTTTCACCATCTCAAAGGATGACCTGTACCAGTGGGCCGACGAGGTCCTGAAGCCAACGGCAGAGCTGGCCTTCGCCGGTGACGGAAACTTCCTCTGTGGCGAGTGGTGCGGCTTCTGCAAGGCGAAGAACGAGTGCCGCGCACGGGCTGAGGCCAATTTGGAACTGGCCCGCTACGACTTCAAGCTGCCGCCTCTTCTGACGGATGAGGACATCGAGGACATTCTCTCCCGCGTGGACGATTTGGTCTCTTGGGCATCTGACATCAAGGAATACGCCCTGCAGCAGGCGATCAGCGGGAAGGAATGGCACGGCTGGAAGCTGGTCGAAGGCCGGTCCAACCGCAGGTACACCAATGAGGCTGCCGTTGAACAGGCAGTCACACAAGCGGGCTACGATCCTTACGAGCGAAAGCTCCTCAGCATCACAGCAATGCAGAAGATGCTCGGCAAGGCCCGCTTCGATGAACTACTCACGGCTTACATTGAGAAGCCGCAAGGCAAACCTATGCTCGTTCCGGAAAGCGATAAGCGTCCGGCAATGAACACAGCAAAAAATGATTTTATGGAGGATTACGACAATGACTAAGAATGCAAAACCCAGCAACCCCATGAAGGTTATCACCGGCCCGGAGACCCGTTGGAGCTATGCCAACGTCTGGGAGCCTAAGTCGATTAACGGCGGCACGCCCAAGTACAGCGTCAGCCTGATCATCCCGAAGACCGACACCAAGACCCTGAACAAGATCAACGCCGCTATCGAGGCCGCCTACAAGGAGGGCGAGGCCAAGTTAAAGGGCAACGGTAAGTCCGTCCCTGCGCTCAGCGCCATCAAGACCCCGCTCCGCGACGGCGACACCGAGCGCCCGGATGATCCGGCATACGCAGGCTGCTACTTCATCAATGCTAACGCCACCTCGGCTCCTGGTATCGTGGACGTGGACCGCAACCCGATCTTGACCCGCTCCGAAGTGTACAGCGGTGTCTACGGCAGGGCCAGCATCACGTTTTACGCATTCAACAGCTCCGGCAATCGCGGCATTGCCTGCGGGTTGAACAACCTGCAGAAGGTCCGTGACGGTGAACCACTCGGCGGCAAGGCCAGCGCAGAGGCTGACTTCGCTACTGACGAAGACGAAGATTTCTTGGATTAATGGAGGTAAAAGACAATGAACGAGATTATGATTTCCACCGTGCTCTGTAACATTCTGATCGGATGTTTCTGTGTAATGGTTCTGGCGTGGGCAACAGTAGCTGTCCAGTCCATTTTCACAGACTATAAGCGAGAGAAGCGCGAGGAGAAAAAGGCTGCGCAGGATGACGAATATCACTTGAAGCGCATGAACGATCTCCGCTGATATCACGAATGCGGGTGGTAGGAACAATCCTGCCACCCATGTTCCTTATAGAAAGGAAATATCTATGAAAACCCTCAGTATTGATATTGAGACCTACAGCGATGTGCCTCTCCAGAAAAGCGGTGTATATCGTTACTGTGAGTCTCCCCATTTTGAAATCCTTCTCTTCGGGTACAGCGCCGACTCTGGCCCAGTGCAGGTTGTCGATCTGGTCTGCGGCGAGAAGATCCCCGCTGACATACTGGACGCCCTCACCGATGATGCTGTGACGAAGTGGGCCTTCAACGCCAGCTTTGAACGGGTCTGCCTGTCCCGGTATCTTTCGGATCTGGGACTTAGCCTCGATTCTTCCCACGACAAACATCCGCTGCCGCAAGAGTGCGCCTGGTTCCTGAACCCGGAAAGCTGGCGCTGTTCTATGGTCTGGGCAGCCACGATGGGCCTGCCGCTTTCGCTGGAAGGTGTCGGAGCGGTTCTCGGTCTGGAAAAGCAAAAACTCACCGAAGGCAAGGACCTGATCAAGTTCTTCTGCCAGCCATGTACGCCGACTCAAACGAATGGCCAGCGTACTCGAAATCGACCCTTCCATGCCCTGGACAAGTGGGAGGCCTTCAAGCGATATAATTTGCGTGACGTAGAAACCGAGATGGGTATCCAGCAAAAGCTGGCTAAGTTCCCGGTCCCGGATCAGGTCTGGGAAGAATATCACATCGATCAGGAAATCAACGACCGTGGCGTACGGCTAGATATGGAGTTGGTCCGTCAGGCGATTAAGATGGATACCCGCTCTCGTCAAGAGTTGACAACGGCAATGAAGCGAATAACGGAATTGGAGAACCCTAATAGTGTGCAGCAGATGCGACAGTGGCTCTCAGACAACGGTATGGAGACAGATTCTCTCGACAAGAAATCAGTGTCGGGGCTTTTGAAGGATGCACCGGAAGAACTCCGGGAGGTCCTGACCCTACGGCAGCAGCTGGCCAAGTCCTCAGTGCGGAAATACCAGGCGATGGAGAATACCGTCTGCTCGGATAACCGCGCTCGTGGCATGTTTCAATTCTTCGGCGCTGCCCGGACAGGGCGTTTCTCCGGACGGAATATCCAGCTACAAAACTTGCCCCAGAATCATCTCCCGGATCTGGCTGAGGCCCGCGCTCTCGTTCGCGCTGGTGACTTCGATGCTGTAGAACTCCTGTATGAGGATGTGCCGGATACACTGTCGCAGCTGATCCGGACAGCGTTCATTCCTAAGGACGGCACACAATTTCTGGTGGCGGACTTCTCGGCCATCGAGGCCCGAGTCATCGCCTGGTATGCCGGTGAACTCTGGCGGCAGAAGGTATTCGAGAAAGGCGGCGACATTTACTGCGCCAGCGCCAGTCAGATGTTCAAGGTCCCGGTCGAGAAGCACGGGATCAATGGACATCTCCGGCAAAAAGGCAAAATCGCGGAACTTGCGCTCGGCTACGGCGGCTCGATCGGAGCCCTGAAGGCGATGGGTGCCATCGAAATGGGCCTGACCGAAGACGAGCTCCCGCCACTCGTGGATGCATGGCGGCAGTCGAATCCGAACATCGTGAAGTTCTGGTGGGATGTGGACCGGGCTGTCATGGAGGCTGTGCGGTATAAACATACGACCAGTAGTTACGGATTGACCTTCTCCTGTCGGAGCGGAATGCTGTTTATCACGCTGCCCTCCGGACGGAACCTCGCCTATGTGAAGCCCAAGGTCGGCACGAACAAGTTTGGCGGCGAGTGTATTACCTATGAAGGCGTCGGCGCAACGAAGAAATGGGAGCGGCTGGATTCCTACGGCCCGAAATTCGTGGAAAACATCGTGCAGGCCACCGCCCGCGATATTCTCTGCCACGCTATGAAGACGCTCCGCTGCTGCAGCATCGTCATGCATATCCACGACGAGTTGGTCATTGAGGCTGATCCGCGGATGTCGCTGGATGCAGTGTGTGAACAAATGGGCCAGACCCCTCCGTGGGCAAAGGGCCTGCTACTCAGGGCTGATGGCTATGCCACACCTTTTTACAAAAAAGATTAAAAATGGCTGAGAAGGAGTTATCCCTCTCAGCCTTCCATTTTTATACATCAAGATAGACTCAATGTTCGTGCATACTTAAATTGGATAATGTCATTTGGCGCGGTTTCGGTGTAGGCATCCTCTTTATGCATTGTCTCGACAATCATGTTTTTAGAAACCTTACCGAAACGTTGTATGATCGCGTCAAGGATTTCCAGGTCTTCTGCTGTTAAGTGAGGATACTCCTTTTTTTCGGTAGGAAGAAATCTGTATCCCGTGCCATCTCCCATATCGATCTCTTCGCAATGGATACTGCTTAGGTCGACGATTGATTCATATGCCACAGGGACTGCGCCCATTTTCAAGGCGCAATAAACCAACCCAGAAATAGCAAATCCACGACGTTTATAAGATAGAGCATCCGCATACCATAACAGTTTCATAAGCTTGACGCGAAACAAGCTCGTCACCATTGGAGAGTTAGCAAAGTAGTGAATCATATCAACGACCACATCCAGTGATAGCACCTTACCACCATTGGCCTCTGAATTGTGAAGGAAGCGGGCATACTTGGACATAATCGCACTTTTAAGGTATTGATCATGATCCTGCTCGAAAAGCGCAGTCCCAGTCTCCAGGTATTTTTCATAGGAAGCAGAAGAAAGTGATCCTTTTTCTGCATTGAGCAGCTGAAGAAACCATTCCGGATCGGAGTCTAACTTTCGAAGGATGGTATCGTGCGCAATATCCTGTACCTGATGACTTTCATAGCGCGTAATTGTTTTTCCGCCCCATCCTAGCAGAAGACATAAATCGCTCTGACTAATGCCATATCTTGCACGAATAGCTGCTATTTGGTGTGACGTGAGCAGACCGTTTTCCTCTCGATAAGCATTCTTCATAGCAATGTCATTCAAGGAAATCTGCTGCTCATCTGCATAAGTCTCGTCTGCTTGATCGCAATAGAAATACTCAGCTGTATACTCGATGGGTTTGCCTTTGAATACATTACTTTCCGTTACTGCAATCGTCTGCACATCGTGCTCTGCCATGCAACAAGGGCATAGCTTTTTTTCGGTTCTAATTGTCCTCATGGGGCTTAGCCTCCTTTCTTCCTGTATGGAAACATTTCTGAGGTGAAAGGAATCTCTGCATAATGGAATGACATAATAAAAGCTGTATGACCTCCATACGCAGAGAGTAATTCTACACGAATCTTAATATATACATCACCTTTTCCAGCATACACTTTTCCAAACTCACGCATCTCGCTTCTGTTAGGGAAATGCAAGTCTTGAACCGTCTGAATATATTCTTCAACAGTTAGTGTCCTGAGCTCTCGTTTCAAGGCAGATACCGGATTTTCATCAGGGAATAGGTCTGCAACTGTAAACTTATTTGTATATTGTACAGGTCTGGCTTGATCCACCTGCCGTTCAGCTTGGAATGTTACAGTTGCACCGTGATCTAAAGCATATCGAAGATCCTGTAAATAAGATTGCACTTCAAGTTGACTCTCAATTCTCGTCCTTATGTCAGCCAAATGGATAACCCCCAATTGTTGATTAGTATCAGCTGATACCATTATAGTCTTAAGAGAAAACAATGTCAAGAGAAAATAGGTATCAACTGATACTTTTTCGTGAAGCTCTTCCTTGTGATAAAAGAGGCCAAAGCTGAGAAAAAATATTTTTACCCGCTCAAATCAGGCGTTCATCTCCAGTGGAAGTTAAGAGGTGGACGCCTTTTTCTATGTCCGCCCGGAAAGGAGAATCGCACAGTGACGATCAGCAAGTACAACAGCGAAGGTTATCTGGACCTGACCGCTCACGACGCCCTGACGGCGATTGAACAGGAGCAGCGCTCCCTTCGCGCATTCCGGCCCATCGTGTATATCTGCTCTCCCTATGCCGGAGACATCGCAGCCAACACCGAGGCCGCAAGGCGCTACAGCCGTTTTGCCGTCGAGGCCGGTTACATCCCCATCGC